TATCTGCTTTAACAATCACATACAATGTGAAGCTATCCTTTTTGAGCATCAAATCAGTGACAGCGTAGCTGCTGCTTGTACCCTGTAACAGCAATTCCGCATCTCCGGCACTTCCACCAACCACCCTGAAGTCGTTATATGCCTTTGGTATCACCTTGTTTTCAACTACATCCTCACCGTCATAATCGGTGAAATCGTACCACGCAACCAAGCCACTGTCATAAGGTAAGCCTGATACAAAGCTGTCACCGCCACCCGGCACAGGTGTAATAATCTCACAGTCTATGGCTTCCCCTCGCACCTCCGACAGATAACCCGCATACATAACACTTACAAGATTACCCGCCGTGATATCCTCATACTCCGGATTGACAATCTCAAACCTATCTGTGACAGGGATAACAGATGTATAGATATCATCTTCAGTAAAAATCTTATAATTCCATATAATGCCAACTCCTGCCGGTTTAATCATAGGTACATCGCCTATCTTTATTGTCTTGCTGTTGATTGGCATATCAAGAATGATTGTTGCGGGATGCTCTGGGTCCTCGCTGTATTGAACACCATCAATATCCCATAGCAAGGCTATGCCTTCCATAAGGTCATAGTAAGTACATTCATTTGTGTCTCTAAGGTTTTCATATCTGAGGTATTTCCTGTATATATCATCCGATAGTGAAGGTCCTTTAAAATCAAAATTAGTTACTGCAAGACTTGTCGCTTCCTTTCGTGTCAGAGGTATGATTGTACCTACTCTGTCAAGGTTGACTCCAACAGCAGTACCAAGGTCAACTTGATTGTTTAAGCAATCAAAAACAGCCTGTATATCATCAAGCTGTTTTGCAAAGGCACTTAGTAGCACTTCAATATTGTGTTTCGATAAAAACTGTTGTGGGATGTCATTAAACCATTCATCAAGTATCTTCAATAAACGACACCTCAATTCTCTCTGCCTTTACAAGCACCTTTTGTCTTGTTGATGCAATAACATTTTTTCTACTATATTCAGATGATTTAGGCACATAATCCTTATCCGTAGAGTATGCCGTTTGAATATCTATGTATGTGACACCAGAAACAGAATTATATATGCCATCATTCAACAACTGTACCAATAGGTCATCACCCGCAGCCATTGTATCGCAATCATCCATTATAGATTCAGAAACCAATGCTTGATAATTACTTGGCAACTCACTTGCCTTACCGTACAATGTAGCTTTTACCCACGTATATAAATACTGAGGTCTGTTAAATCTTATGGGAATTGACTCGCCATATAAACCGGGTACATCTACCTCAATGCTACCATAGGTCTGTATGCCGCCTGCCTTTCGATTCAGTATTGCCGATGCTATCTCGCTGTTATCACCACCCTCAACGACTATTTCTATGCTGTGAGGAGGTAATCCGTAAGCATTGGTTTCATCTGTGTCATTTTCATAACCGGATGCAGATTCAATATAAGATACATTGTTAAGCAATTCAGAAACAATGCTGTCTATCATAGTATTTGACCTTAAGGCAGATTTAGCTATATATGATTGCCTTAACTCAATATCTGTTTCCTCAACTCTGCCATACACAGGCTCTAAGAGATTGACTACAGAATCTAAGCCTGATATGTTGTTCACTATCTTTGTAACAATTCCTGTAGGCAAGGTTACCTTACCATAATCATTGACAAAGAAATTTGCTATTGCAGTAACCCTTACAGTTGTAAGGTTATCTGACAAGCTTAATACATTTTTCCTTGTTTTAACAGTATCATCTATCACGACTGCATTATCGGTATCACTGATAGTAGCTACATATTCCATATTTGTTATTGATTCTTTAATGCCGAGCAGAATATCCTCTAAATTCTTGCTATTGCTTACATAAGTAAATGATTCACCGTTGATAGAAATGGTATAGGCTGTGTTAATTTTAGCCGAAATAACGTTTATAGTAACAGAATTGAAGCTATCTCTTGTTATCGTGAACTCATTTGCAGCATACAATCTTATCTCCGGCTTTGTATCGGTTGCAACAAGACTGTTTGCGGGTACAACCGTGCCATCATCACCAGTGCAATGCAAAGGATAACAGGTTCTTTTATTAGCCGCACGTCTTATACCTCCATATTGAACGGCATTATCAAGGTTAACACCTGTTGCAGTAGCAGGGTATTTAGCATAATAGCTATCTTGTGCCGTTTCCCAAAGTTCAGCAATTTGACCGCTGAATGTTGTAACAAGCACATCCAAAAATGACGGTCTTAACAACCTTGTGTTAAATCCAAAGCCTGTTGTCAAGTCGGAATGAATTTCCTCCATAATACTGTCCATTCTCTTTATAACAAAGCCTTTTTCAGTTACTCCATAATCTGACATTGTAATTCGACCTCCTCTCTTATAGTCTCTATATCAGTTAATGCCGTGTACCTGATAACCGCAGTACGTGTTTTTTTGTCAAAGGTAAGTTTTACATCTTTAACATCTGTTACCTCATCGACCTCGAATATCTTTCTGCGGATAAAGCTTTCACAAAAATTTATGTTAGGATTCTTAACAAAAAAAGACGAAAAATACGGAATACCTTCATCAATATCCCATCTCCACTCGCCTTCAAACCACTTTAGCCTTATCTTGATTTTCTGTGCAACAGAATCACAAAGAACAATATCGCCATTCTCGTTTAGGTATAAATCGCCATCTTTACTAAGTAATATATCCATAATTTACTCCTCCCAAGTTGCAGATGTTGTGACCCTACCTGAGCAAATGATATTTCCTTTTATTCTCACATCAGCATTAATACTAACCCCATCTTTGGACACAATTACCTCTGTATCATTGGCTTTGATGATGACTTCATCTTCAATACAAGCCTTTTTTAACAGGTTTCCTCCGATTTTAAACAAACCCGGTATTGCTATTGCATTGGTTAAATCAAATTGTAGTGATACATCCGATTCTTTTCCGTGCAAAAACTCATCAATCTCCTGTTCTGACATAACCAGAAGGCAAAAATCACCGGCTTTAATAGGGAATATCATTCCAACCGATGCTGATTGGCAAAACGGAAATACAACAGGCACATCAGATATGATAGGATAATCAATTCTTGTGCCATCATCCAATCTATACTTACCTATAGGCTTTACAGTAGCAAACCCTTTTTGCGGATTAAACGACACGATTTCTGCGGGTAAAGCTGTATGGACTTCACTTACTACGCTTTTTGCTGTCTGTTCAATCTGCTGAACCAGTTCTTGTAACATTGCAATCACCTCCATATATGCTTTTATGGTTTAACTTCAAGCAACTGAGCTGTGCACATCCAATCGCCTTCCAAATTATCACCATCCATAGTCACTTTATATACACGGAAATATCCATTAATTGTCTTGCTTCTAAGCTCTACGGCATCATTAACACCGATTGCTCCATTCAAAAAATACTGGACTTCCCATCCTGTTTGACTTCCATTACTATCCGAATCAGAGCCTATGGTAATTCGCTTGGGGATATCTACCAAGCCTGTGTCACTGCTCAATAAATATCCCCTTGATGATACAGGTTTACCCGGATTGGTAATCTGTAAAACCCCATTCTGAATACTCCAACTATGTCCGCAGCATTGAGCAACCTTTTGCAAGGCAGTTCTTGCTTTGCCTACAAAACTAAAACCATTACTAAGGTTTTTAAAAGCTAAATCATCTGCAAAAACAACAGCTACACCCATCTTATCTGCTATGTAATTGTATATATCCTTGCAGTTTATAGCTCCATTATACGATACGCTTAAATTTGTATCTCTTAACTCTATCCTACCATCAACTACTTCAAGCTCAGTCATTCGGTCTGCATTATCTTTGGTGGTAATTGCTGATGTAACAGCTCCGACTAATATCAATGGTGTGTTCTCACCATATCCAGCCTTAAGCTCAATAATGCAATCTTTTGATTCAAGGAGCTTAAGGTTAGTGTCAGATAAATTCCAAATTTGCACCTTTGCAGTGTTAGAGGTTTCTGCATCACTCTTTTCCACACTAAACGATATATGCAAAGCTGTTTGGGTAACCGATTCCATGTTACCAATTTCAAATCCCTTGCTATTCATTGGGCCTGCCTTCATCATATATCGTCTCATAAAATTTTCATTTGACATAGATATCACTCCAATTCACTTTTAGGTATATATACAAATTCGGCTGTTTTGTCTTTAAACGCATATCTGCCTACGGTGTCAATATCTGACACACAACCAAACACGCCATCAGGAATATCAGAGCTTGTATAAAAGTGGAACAAAGGGAAATTAGGAACTATCCTTGTCATTGCTATTATAGGCTCATAATTTGCGCCGTATAGCCCAAAGCTCCAATAATCATATCTCTCGTTATATGTAAACCTCAGTACATACTCCACGCCGTTTATGGACAGGGATGACATACTATCGTTCATATCGGGAACTGTTATGTAAATCATTCACATACCTCCTATAAAATGCCAAGTCCTTTGGCTGCACCATATAAGATGGATTGCTTCTTTTTTGCATCGCTGGAACTTGAACTAGAGCTTGAACTACCGGGACTGCTTGAAGCCGTGCTTCCGGTGGATTGACTTCCGCTTGTACCCGTCACAGTACCCGATTTATTGGATGTAGTGGAAGTGGTAGCAACACCTGCGTTTGCATTACTTTCCCCGCTTTTTAAAACATAAGCGGGAATGTTTACAGTTTCTCTTTTGGTAATTCTCACCTTTTGCAATGAAATGCTGATTTCTCTTGCATAGCTAAGTTCCTTAGATTTCTTTATGCCTATGCTTAAAATACCCATATCCGTATAAATAGCATCTGATGTTACAACCTTAACAAGCTTCTTTTCAAGCCATAAATCCTCAATTTGATTGCAAATATTGTTTACCCTATCCATTGATGTTCCGTGTCTATATAGCCAAGTTACAGGCGTGTTGGACACATACAACGTCATTTGCAACGATACAGGGTCTAGCACTATATTATCTGATACAGGGAAACCATCCTCAACCGGATAGGTGGGGATGGATGCCGACAGCGTTTTGCTTTCATCTATCAGCGCATCAAACTCCACACCATCTATAATGCAAGGCTGTAATTTACTTCTGTCAATCATTTATCGTTACCCCCTCGCATAAGCAAGCCCTCTTGCCATATATGTAGTTGCATCCGTAGCGGATTTTTTCATTGCTTTGGAAACATTTTTCTGTGTTTCTGTACTGCCTCCGCTATAGCTGTTACTAATATCAACATTCTGTACAATACTTGATGACTTGTTATTTACTGTGCTTGTCATTGCTGTAACAGGTTTAGCAATACCGGCATTTGCAATTGCCGATATTCCTTCACTAAGCTTCTTTATTTTGTCAACAACAAGATTTTTGTTGTTATCAATACCGGAAGCTAAGCCCTGCATAAAATCAGGCATCCAAGACTGATAATCAGTAAGCGGACCTACGTCAGGAACAGAAAAATGCAAGAAAGACTTAATACTTTCGGCAATATTGCTTGCTGCTTCTTTAACCCCATCTATTTTATCTTTAATTCCCTGAATAAGACCATCTATCATATCGTGTCCCCATTGGGATGCTTGCCCTGCCAAGCCCTTAATCCAATCAACAGCCTCATTGATACCTGTCATTATAGTATCTTTAATGCCTGTGATTTTTTCAGTAATTCCTGTCTTAATATTATCCCACAACTGACTAAAGAAATCCGAAATACTGTTCCATATATTCTCCCAAGTAGTCTTTATTGTATCAAGTATAGTGGCAATCACCAAGCTTACCGCTGTAATAGCTCCAGATATTAAATTTAAAATAGTATCCCAAACACCCTGAGCAATTTGTTTTACAGCATCCCAAGCTGCTGACCAATCACCCTGAAATACAGCTGTAATAAAATTAGCAATACCTTTTATGACCTCCAAGAAACCATTGACAGCCGCTTTCATATTATCAAAAATCTTTTTAAATGCAGATAATACGGTCGGTCCCCACTTATCCCAAAAGGCTTTAATCTTATTGAATATAAATTCAGTAACTGTTGCAATCGCATTAAAAATAGCATTAAATACTTCATACAAGGCATCAAGCACAGCTGAAACAGTATCAAGAATTTTTTGCCATACATCAACAATAGTATCCTTTGTACTGTTTGTACTGCCGTTAACATCATCTTCAGAATCTCCAAACAATGTGCTTACCAACTGAGAAATGAAAGTCCATACACCTGAAAGAAACGTTTTGATGATATTCCACGCACGCATAAAATTTGTTTTTATGGAATCCGAGTGCTTTTCAAAAAAGTTCTTAATTGTGTTCCACGTATTCAACGCAGCAGTCTTGATTCCGCTCCAAACATCAGACAAAAATTTTACAACCTTTTTCCAAGCTTCAAAAATAGTTTGTCTTGCATCATCCGCACTTATGCCGGCTTTTTCAAATATTGTTCCGATGACAGAATCATTACCCAACAAAAACTGAATAAAATCTTCGACTATAAGCGCAAGAATAATTATAATTGCTACTGCTGCCATCGCTTTCAAGCCTGCAACGCTAAACAACTTATTAATGATTTTTAACAGAGTTGCAAACGACTTTGCGTATGCGACAATTTTGCTCCAATTCATAACAAGCAGAAAAGCTCCTGCAACTATAGCAAGTAATTTCAATGCATTTCCTACACCTCCGAGACGATTAACCACCTTGGTAATTAAATCTCTTGCTTTAGTGATGCCATTGGAAATCGCACTCATCATTCGCTCTATTGCAGGCTGTAGCTTTTTTACTAAGGCGTGCATAGCGTTAAAAGCTTTTAATATGCGGTTCTCCTCGTCAGTAGCTCCTATGATTTTCTTTGCGAACGCTGTAAGCCATTTTACGCATTTAGTCATCCAATTAACAAAAATAGCCATCACCGGCAACAGTTTGCTTCCGAGGAACTCTTTAAGCTCCGCTATTGCAGCTTTGTTTTGTCGGGCTCTTGACTCATAGGAATCCATACTACGCACACAATCACCAATTGAGTCTTGTGATTGGTCCATAATGGCTCGGTAGTTTACTTGCATTTTGGTAGCTTGGTCTAAAGCTTCATACTTACCTTTTAAACCAAGCTCCTCCATCGCTTGTGCTCTTGTAACATCATTCAAAACCGCACCAAGTGTTTTAGCGGCTTCACTTTCGCCCATCAAGGCTTTAGACATAGCATTAACAGCCACATCATCCTCTATATTGTTAAACGAAGCAAGGTCAAGTGCAGCCTCAACCATCTTCTCTGTCATATCTGTAGCGGCATCTCTTGTCATACCAAAGCCTGTAAGCAGGTTTTGGTTATCAGCCATATACTCTTTAATCTTGTTCTTGTTTCTGCCAACAGCATCGGAAAAGCTATCTGCCCATTCTTCTGCGCCTTTGGCACATTCATCAAAAACAACATCAAACTTTTGTTGTACCTGCTCAACATTAGATGCAAGCTCAGTACATTCACTTATAAATGACTTTACCCCTGATACAGTAAATACAACAGCCAAGCTTCCAAGCAACTTTGTTGCAAGACTCTTTATTCCCTTGATACTGTTTTCGGCTTTGCTTACACTGGCGTTATCAACATCAACTCCAAGTGCTACCGCAATATCTCGTATAGTCAATATTAACCACTCCTTTCAAGCTCGTCTGCTCTACCTTTTTCAATGTCAAGCTCCATCTCGTATAAAGCATACAACTTCAATGCTTCATCCAAAGTATATATGTTTTGTAATTCATACATTGATGCAAGTCTAGCCTTAACAAGGATATACATACGAAGCTCTAATTCATTGAATTGTGAGTAGTCAAAAGTGCCATATTTTACAATATCACTCTTTGGGTCACTGCCTCTGCCAACCCTGCCTTGCCAGATAGGTTGGCTACTTTCTCGAAAAAACCGTTGAAATTTAACCTTATGACATAAAAGCAAAGGATAAACATATCCTGCACATCACCACAAAAAAGTTCGTTTGCCAAATCCATATCAAGTCTTTGACGTTCTATATCGCCATTTTCATTTTCAAATTCAACAGCAATATGTCCACCGATAAGCAACTTTTTCATCAACTGTTCAAGCTTGTCTCCGCTGATATTTGCGCTATTAGCCAAAGCATCAGCCGCCTTAGTCGCATCAACATCCATCAAACTACCATCCGTTGTTAACGATGTTAAACCACTAAGAAGGGGAGCTAACACAGATGCTAACTCCCCGGTGAGATTTGCTGCTTTAAATGCAGGAAACGGTGTTATATAATACTTATTGTCTCCGATTCTTTCGGTTTTAGGTTCAACTTGCTTAAGCTTCATACTTCATTCCTCCTATTACTTGAATACACCTTCACCTGCAACAAGCTCCCATTCACGATTACCTTGTGCTTTGCCTCTTGCAAACGGTGCAGGTTTAGACACCCACGCTGTTTCAGCAACAAACTGGTCATCACCGATAATATCCTTGATGTTGATTGGGAACGTACCTGTTCCATCTTTCTTATCCTTATCAAACATATTTTGCAGATAATCATTGGTTGGAGAGGTTTGCAACAGTGATAACTTAATCGTATACGCATCGGATGGGTCAATACTTCTTACGCATTCGCCATCCGCACCGATAACATAGCTTGTACCATCTCCTGCATACTCAACAGAGATAAAACTATCATCAGCAAAGCCTGTTACTATATGTCTGCCTAAAGCACAAGTTACTTTTTTAGGATTATATGTACTTGCCATAATTTACTACCTCCCATCAAAACTCTAAATAACCTTCAATTTCAACTGCGTGTATAGCACCTGCAAGACGTGCAACATATTTACATCCTGTAAGCTTTCTTGACTTTCTTTCTGCCTCTGTCAAATCCGATGCTTTAGGCACTGTGACAGTGTAACCCGGAATAGCATTATCATCGTCATCATACTCGGTATCAGCTATACCACCTATGGATTGACCTCTAAGCAAAGTTTCCTCCATCTTGCACTGAATTAAACCAATACCCGCATCGGTAAATGGTACTTTTCTATTGACCTTTAACGCATTAAATACATTAGTTTGCATTTCTGCCTTAAGCCAATCTCTGAATCTGATAACATCAATCCATTCACCTGCAAGAGTGTAACCGCCAATAGTGACATTACATCCCGCATATCTAAGATAGGTATTAATGTTCTTGTCTGCAAAATCAGATTTCTGTGTGGTGTCCAGAGCTGACGGAACAACTGTTGAAAGCTCTTTAAGATGCCAAGTTTCTGTACCTGGGTCATAGCCAAAGCATTTAGCCATCCAAGCAAGAGCCATATAATCATTTTCTGTAGGCTTATCATCATCCTCATATCCATCTGCATCACCCGAATAAATGCCAAAACTCCTGTAATAACTAAAATTCTTGATAGGACAAGCATTTTCGTCCGTATATTCAAAGCCATATAACTTATTATTTGACTCTGCCCACGAAACAGCAGCCGTTACATCCTTGCTATCCTTAAATTCGGTCAAATGAATGCCGTAGAAATTAGCTTCAGATGCAGCTCTGTTCAAAGTTACATCTATAGTTTCATAGGTGCTTGTCTCTGCATTCTTATACTGCCTTACTGTAATATATAAGCTGTCCGGTGCAGGACTCTGTGAAAATGCAACATCTGCCGCAATATATGCTGGTTCTTCAGATGTATAACCATAATCAGTTAATTCAGATGTACTTGACACAGATATCGTCTTTGTAATAGTCTTGCTACCCGCACTAAGTGGAGCGGCTACTACAAGTAATATTGTGTCAAAGGTTTCATCATTAGAAGCCGGGCTTGAAATCTCAATATTGCATTTAATAATGTCATCCAATGAATTATTCTTCATCGCATAAACCTCCTTCTATTTCTATACTCTCAATTTTATCAATTTGTGTTTCTACCATTTGTGTTGTACCTCCACCACTGGTGTTTGGCACTGTAAGCATACCACCTATTCCATAAGCTCCGCTTGCATCAGCAACAAATGTAATACTGAATTCAGCCATAGAACGATATCTGTATCTTGTATCATTCTCCAAGCTTGTTAAATCTCTTACAGGCGGCATCAAGGTAATTGCAATTTCTTTTTCGGTAGTGCTATCCGTAATATCCTCGGAATCAACATAATTAGCGAAATCCATCAAATCCGAAACTGCCGTATTAATGTAATTGCCTGTTACGTTTTTTTCTTCTGTAACAGGCATACCTTGTGTATAAAGATTGACTTCAAGCGTTGTATTGCAATGATAAATTCTTTCATTCTCGCTATAGCTCACCGCATAGGCATTTCGATTGATACTCCCTAACTTCAATGTTACGTATGGCAATGGTGGCTTAGTGTTAATCTGCTCTGCCCATATAACATTTGCCTCCTGAAAGAAATCGGCTGTCAAATCATAAATAAAATCTCGTAATTCAACTACATTCATAATTAGCCTCCGTTCTACAATTCATTGGGTCCTGTTTCTGCATCTAAACACTCAACAAAGGTAGCAGTGTAGTGCTTGAGCGGTGTGTTTTCACTTAGCCTACAAGATATACACTCAAACCATTTGTCTTGAAACCATAGTCTGTCTGCCTTTTGCTGCGTTTGAACATTCTCAACCAAGATAGGAAAATCACAAAACACTTTCAGCCGTTGTACGAATTTTGTACCATCCGCATCGGTTTTAGATGCGTTTTCTAATGTCTGTACGTCCATAGGCAGCGTTATATCGGTATAGGGTGTAGAATAATACCCCTTTGTGTTTTTAGGCTCTGAATAACGCCGTATGCAGTGTGGGCGTTTAAGGAAATTCATCAATCATCACTTCCTTTGCTCTTTATAACATAGTTTACGGATTGTCTCATCCTGCCTGTGTCAATCAGTGGCTTGCTTGAGCCTTTCTTCTTGATTGTAGATTCAGCGTTTGGCTCAAAATCTCCATCAGTTATCTTCTTCTGTATAAGTTCCTTTTGGAAAATACCTACTTTCTTTAAAAACTGCTCTGCATCACCACTGCTTAAAAGTTCTTTTTTCAAAGACTTTATAAACGATGTTATTTCGGCTGTATTTTCATCAACACTTTTACGCAAGAACGGTCTTGCCGGTGTATGTTCAGTGCCTAACTCATTCCAAGCAGCAATATCGCATATATCCACGCCATTATCATCACTCGCTTGTCCTTTTTGAAAACCAACCCTGACTTGCAAGCCATTCAATTGTTTAAGCATTTTCTCAAACTTTTTACCATCCGAGGTAACCTTTTCGGTAACTTTAACACTCATAGGCTTTACCTTCTCCCGCACTGATAATAGGGATTACAGCATTCCTTCTTAACGTAAGAAATTCCAAACCATAAACTGTCAATGCGTATTCTGCATCAACCTGTAAATTAGTCTGCTGATTAGTAGTGTAGCTTATTGATGTTTCACCCTCGGAGTACGAGCCAACACGTAAAGAATCACCGATAACACCGTTTTCGTTATTTCCGTAGCCATTCATTTTAAGCTTGTGAGCTGTCAGATAAGCAAGAGCCTTCTGATACGTACTGCCAAACCGTCTTTCTGAGATTTGGTCTGAGTACAGAGTGATAAATGTATTCACTCCATACTCAGTAACCTTTCCGGTTTCGGTGTCTATAACATCATCATCCGGCATGTCCTTAAATTCTGTGGCTACAATGCGGAAAATTTCCAGTGCATCCATAGCCATAACCTCACTTACTTAAGGCTTCCTTTACCTTTGCAAGTACATCAGCTTGGTCTTTGCAATCAGCAGGAGAAATACCAAGCTCATTCGCAAGCTTAGCTAAATCCTCCTCGCTGATGTTCTTAAGCGAAGCAAGTCTTTTCTTTCTCAGCTTTTCAGCATCCTCAATGGCTTTCTGCTCAGCTTCGGCCTTCGCAAGTGCAATTTCCTCATCGGTCTTATCTGGAGTTGAAGCCTCACCGCTAATCTCAACAATACCGCACTTCTTGTAAATTTCAAGAATTACACTTTTTTCAAACTCCTTTGGCACTTCTGCACTTTCATTGGGTAATACATTTACATTACCGATACCGATAATTTTGTTACCAATATTCTTTATAATCATTGCATATCCCTCCTATCAAACACCAACAGCAATGAGTGCTGAAAGTGGGTAATACATAATAATACCTGCCACTCTTTCCTCACAAGGAACAATAACTTCAAGGTTTCTGTTCTGTAATGGGTACTGATAGAATGACATAGGAATTTCAAGACTGAACTTGTCTGCTGAGTTTGTATAGAGCAGTGCTACATTACTGCTATAAGGATTTGTTTCCTCGGAATCGGATTCAAGCTCAGGTGCAGCAATAATATCCTTAAGGTAAGGGGCATTTTCAAGCAAGAACTTCTTTACGGTGTAACCTGTGTTTGGTACTTGTCTTGTTGAAATATCAATGTATACGGATGCAGGTAATGCAAGTGTATCTGCTCTCTCTACATTCTTGGTAATTCTGCTCTGATATGCGAACATAGCGTTGATATCATCAAGAATCTGATTTGCTGACTTATGCTTGAAGTCGGTATACTGCTCACCATCAACCTCCACTGTGCTTAATGTAAACAGCGGAATATTGTTATCTGTTGAAAGCATACCCATTATTCCACGTTCCTTATCACCGGCAAAGGCAATCTTATTGATGGTTCTCTCTACTGCATAACGTGCAGACTCAGCCTTTCGTGTGTCAAGGCTCTTACCTGCCATACGGCTTGCTCTCATTTCCTGCACAGAGTAACCATAGGATG